AAATTTATGTTTGATTTAAACATAAGATTTCAAAATGATTTATCTATCATTGAAGGAAAAATTTATAAATTAAGTTTTAAAAAAATTCCTTTCCTTTATAATCTAGGCGGGTTAACAAATAAAAATAGTTTTTTAAACAGAGTCTTCCCCCATGTTATTAAAAAAATTAACAAACGATATGACGATTTAAAAATGTATCATAGCGAGATAAACTTATTTGATATTAGCGAAAAATCATTCATCACTGATAAGAATTCTCCAAACTTTCACATAGCTGAGAGTTCATCGCAACAAATGATAGCTAACTATTATTATCAAAAAATAAATGAGTTCGATGCAAGCAAAATTAATAATTAAAGACGAAGTTAATGTAAAAATTGAAGGACTAGAACTGGCTACGAGAACGGCTCTAGTGAAAAAATACAAATATGAAATACCAGGAGCCAGATATCAGCCTAGCGTTAGATTGGGTCGTTGGGATGGTAAGATTCCTTTCTTTAATTTAGGTGGAACTACCTATATCAATCTACTTCCAGAAATACTTCTGTACCTAGATGATCAAGGGTATGATATTGAAGTAGAAGATACTAGAGAATATCGTACCACATTTGAATTTCAGGAAGTCAATGAAAATACATACCAGCACAAGTCATGGCCAAAAGGTCATCCTAAAGCCGGAGAACCTATTGTATTTCGTGAATATCAGCCTGAAATTATTAATAGATTCTTAGAAAATCCACAATGTGTTCAAGAAGTAGCCACTGGTGCAGGCAAAACTATTATTACTGCTGCACTAGCTGATGCAGTTAGCCAATATGGTCGTAGTATTGTTATTGTTCCTAATAAAAGTTTAGTTACACAAACCGAAGACGACTTTATTAATCTTACACTAGATGTTGGTGTATATTTCGGAGACAGAAAAGAGTATAACAGAACGCACACAATTTGTACCTGGCAGAGTCTAAATAATCTTTTAAAGAATACCAAAAATGCTGAGGCAGAAATTACTATAGGTGAGTTTCTTGAAGGTGTAGTAGCAGTAATAGTGGATGAAACACACCAAGCCAAAGCAGATGCTCTCAAAGAATTACTAAGCGGACCATTTGCACAAGTGCCTATACGTTGGGGATTAACAGGTACTATACCTAAAGAAGATTATGCCAGGCAAAGTATTAACTGTATGCTAGGACCAGTAGTAGGGCAATTAAGTGCCAGTGAGTTGCAAGAAGCAGGACATCTTGCACAGTGCCATGTTAATGTAGTGCAGTTGGCTGATCATAAAGAGTACAACAATTATCAAAGCGAATTAAAATATTTGATAGAAACCGCAGAAAGACTGGACTATATTGCCAAGTTGATAAGTACGATTGTTGATTCAGGTAATACACTTATATTAGTAGATCGAATAAGTGCCGGAAAAGCTTTAGCAGAGAGGCTTCTAGGAAGTGTGTTTGTTTCAGGAGCAACAAAGGCTGCAGAAAGAAAAGAACAATATGACGAAGTGGCAGAGGCTACAAACAAAATCATCATCGCTACCTATGGCGTTGCTGCTGTTGGTATTAATATTCCCCGCATTTTTAATCTTATTCTTCTTGAACCTGGGAAGAGCTTTGTTCGAGTCATTCAATCGATAGGCCGCGGAATCCGTAAAGCCGAAGACAAAGACTTTGTGCAAATTTGGGATATTACGTCTACATGTAGATTTGCAAAACGTCATTTAACTAAACGCAAGCAGTTCTACAAAGAAGCAAACTATCCTTTTACCATAGAAAAGACCGACTGGCAATGAGAAAAAAATTGATGGTCACTGGCTGTAGTTTTTCTGCACCAAGTTTGAAACTTGAATTTGCTGGAACTAGTTACCCTGAACAATTAGCTAAAAAACTAGATTGGGATTTAGTGCAGTTGGCAAGGCAGGGAATGGGCAACGGTGCCATACGTATTACTATAGACGAAATACTAAGACAGCGACCGGACTTTGTAATTGTAGCACCAACATCTTACGACCGAATTGAAATACCTGCTAATAAAGAACAGCACTACGATTGGAATAAAACAGATTATACACGCTTCTGGGGAAATGATCTTCAAGATCACTTATTAGATGAGAATCTAGAACCCGGATACAATCCTTTATTAGGTGTTAATAATATTAATTACGGCGATAACAATTCTCGATTAATTAGCGAGACCATATGGAGTCTAGCACAAAGTGGAGACCATGCATACAGAAAAGGTTTTGTAGATAAAGATACACAGACAGCAATGAAGTATTACGTAAACTATCTTTATGATGGGTTATGGAAAAAACAAGTAGATGAATGGATTATATTAGAAGGAATATTCGAATTGTATCATGCAGGGATACCTTTTAGCCTAGACCCAAATTTATTATGGACACCGCAGTCTATTAGATCCCGGGTTCCGCGAGTTATTCCGGATCATTATTTGCGTATTAAAGAAGAAGAAACCATTACATATGCAACGAACAAATTTGAATTAAAAGATAAAAAAAATGATCCCGGGTATCATGCAGAACCTGAAAGCCAGGTGTATTTGGCAGACATATACGTAGATATTATTAAGAATCAATGGAAACTGTAAAAGCCTTTGCTGTAGTAGCACACCCAGATGACTGTTTAATTTTTGCTCGTTGTTACATAGATCATCATCCTGAATTAGATTGGACTATAGTTTACTTAACATATTCAAGTGACGATGAACGTGCTCGCGAAGTTAGTAGTTACTGGAATAAAAGATCTATTCCAACAGTGTTTTTAGGATTCTTTGATAATATCAAAGATCTGGAAACCCAAGAGTTTAATTTTTGGGATAAAAATTTAGCAATAGAGTCACTGATAGCGGCATGCAATAGTGCAGTACAAATTTTAACACATAACCAAGATGGAGAATACGGACATATACATCACAAGCTAGTTCATGAAGCCATGCAATTGATTGATGTTCCTAAAGTTTATTTTGGAGCACAGAATGTTGGACTGGAATTAGAAGCTAAATTTCCATTGAACTTAGATGATTTTCCTATCCATCGAGAAGTATTAGAAATGTTTGATTTAAACAAAGTAGCATATAATTTTGAGAAAAAACATGAGAATATTAACATTAGATAATACAGCATATGAACTAAACGATATACCCGATGAAGTTGAAGATTTGAGATTCGCTGTTTTAGATAATAGCGATCCTAGAAGCCCTGACTATTTTTATATTCCTTTAATTTTTTTAGAAAGCTTTAATAGTCCTGCATTAGTATTGCGTATAGGTAGCAATGTAATTAAAATGCCAGTTGACTGGCATGTATTAATTGGAGAATCTGATTTAGGCGATTTAGAAGTTGTTCCTTTAACTAGTATTAACGATCGCGGTTTTAGTGTATTTTGTTTTAACCCCTTAAGCAGTTTTAAGCCCGAATTTGCACAAATTGAAATAGTAGATATCTATCAAGATGTTAAATGGTATTTTCCAAAACTCAAGCCCGGCCAATTACTAGCAGTACCATTAGAAACAGGAACAAAAAAACCATTGTGTGCATATTTTGTAAAAGACATTTCAAGACAAAGTGAGGTAGTAGATTATGGAAAATGTTGGTAGATTAGAACCTGGCGTATCATACGTATATGAAAAGGCGAACGGAATTACTTACGCTAGAAAAGTGGGAAATCCACCGGATACTAGATTTGAGATAGGTAGAGATTACGATAGTGAAAAGCTACACAAAGAATTAATGGACGCTAAACTTTGGGGTGAAATCCATCGTGCTGCTAAAACAAATCCTGCTTTACAAGATGCATTAGATCGTGTTAAACTAATTCATGCATTAAGTAAACAAGATGACACAGTACCACACCATCCAGTATGAGTGATAAACTAAATATTGCAAATGAAATGCGGGCTTTTGATTCTAAGGATCGAAAGTTTTATGCCGATTTAACTGACGAGGAACGTAAGAAGTTTAGTAATTATCTTATGGTTCGCTGGGGTAGCTCGGTTCAAGGATCGTCTGATCTGCAGGCATATTATCTAATATCCTGTAACGAAAACTTAAATAAACATTTTTTTGATTTATCAAAGCATCCAGAATTGCAATGGTTAGCTGCAACAACAGTTAGTCCAGGACTTGGGAATTTTAGGCATAACTGGATCAAGATGAAGAAGCGTGAGAGTAACAATAAGACTGTAAAGTTTTTAAAAAACTTCTACCCTGATTATCGAGATGATGAGCTAGAACTATTGGCTAAAATTAACACAAAAGAAGATATGATAGCATTGGCACGTAGTCACGGGTGGGATGATAAAAAAATTAAAAGTGAGCTATAATGGCATTTGATTTTTTAGTCGTAACTTATGATAAAGACTTGCATTTTTTGGAAATGCAAGCACGTAGTATTGCTGAATTTTTTGATTATGATGATATAAGTTCCATTACTATTGTTCATAATAATTTAAATGGTTCCAGGACTCCTATAGATATTAATATATACGGGAAGTTTAAAGATAAAGTAAATGAAGTAGTGTTTAATGATTTCCAGTTTATGGAAAATAAGATTGATTACGGTGATCCTTTGTATGGATGGATTAGGCAGCAATTTTGTAAATTATATTTCGCGTCCTTTTGCCGATCTGAATGGTGTTATGTAGTAGATAGCAAAACAATATTTTTAAGAAAATTTCAAAAAGAAAAACACTTCACGGACCAAGGGAAAAATTTTTGGTATGTTGCTTGGATAACAGATTACTTCTTTGAAGGAAATAATTGGACAGAAAGATTTTTTGAACTAGAGCCAAGTCATAAAGAAGCCATGATACCGCGTAGGGGAACTCCGATAATGATGCACGTTCCTAGTATACGCAATTTAATAGTTGATTTGTATTGGAAAACAAAAATAAGTTTTTTTGAATGGTTTATTATCAATCAAAAAAAATATAATGTTTCTGAATTTGATTTATATTTTACATATCTTAGATATACAAATACCACCAACGATCTCTACGAATTTTTAAATCTAAACAAAAACGTTATTGTCGAAGATTTAATTCTTCTGAGAGGTTGGGCAGATCCGGAAAAATTTGATATTCAACTTGATAGAATACATAATCAAGAGTTTTTTACTATATCTGCACACCAAGAAATTCTTGACAATTTGACAGAAGATCAGTTTAATAGACTATACGCATATTTTACAGAAAAAAAGATCTTTGTAATGAATAATGGATAAACCATATACTTGTCGTTACTGTTCAACAGGCTTTCGTAAAGAATCAACATTGGCCGCGCATTTATGCGAACCAAAACGTCGCTGGCAACAAGAAAAAGAAACTGGAGTGCAGTTTGGACTTAGAGCCTATCTACAATTTTATGAAACAACACAAGGATCAGCAAAGTTAAAATCATATGAAGATTTTGTTGCAAGTCCTTATTATCGTGCTTTTGTTCGTTATGGCCGATACCTAGTTGATATTCGTGCTCTTAATAGTGTTAGTTTTACTACATGGCTTTTAAAGAATAATAAAAAATTAGATAACTGGACCAAAGATAGTTACTACGAGGAATGGCTATATGACTATATCAGAAGAGAATCGCCATCGGATGCGCTGGAGAGAGCACTTAAAGAAATGGAAGAATATGCAACTGGAAACACTGGTCTCGCTCACTTTAGCCATTACTATAGGTATGGTAATTCTAATCGTATTTGTCATCATATTACCACTGGGCGTGTTAGCCCATGGATTGTTTACAACTGTGATAGTGGCGTTGAGTGGCTTGGAAATCTTGGCCAAGAACATCTGGTTCTGGTTATTCCTTGGATTGATCCTGATTTTTGGAATCATAAATTCCGCGATTACCCAGCCGATGTAGAATGGTGTAGACATATATTAAAAGAGGCCGGTTTGTGATCTATATTGATTACATAAATGGAATGCATGGTAGATTTTTGTGTTATTCAATTAATGCATTAGATCCAAATTTTTATACACGTAACGAAGAAATTTTTTCTAGTATAGGAACAATTAATAATATTTTCGAACCTTTAATTGCAGATTGCAATCACTATAGTTCTCATGGACACATAACTCCGGAAAATCAAACCATAACAATTACCGGCTCATCAGAGGATGAGTTACTGATTGAGTTATTATACTGGCATAGAATGCATGAGTATGCATTTGATCTGTATAATCTAAATATAGATTTTTATAATAAAGTTAAAGGAACATACTTAGAAGGAATAACCAATTATTTTAAGAATTCTGGGTATAATCCTGAAACTACACAAGTTATTCCAAAAGAAATATTTAGAAAATATTTCAAAGATGAACGTCGGGCTTCAGACAGGTTAAAATTATTAAACCCTAACACAATTTGTAAAATATATTTTAGACGATTATATTCATATGGGTCTTTTATAAAAGTTCTATTAGAAATTAAAGATAAATTTAATTTATCATATAATATTAATGTAGCGTGGTATCATAAATTTTGGAATCAATATATGAAAAATGTTCAACCTATCCTAGAAGAGGAAAGAACAGTGTATAACATTATGCATGATATAAAAAATAAAAAAGAAACTGCAATTAAATTAAATTTATTACAAGAAGCATGGATTGAATTTTTTGTCAATAAACAATATAATTGTAATATTTTTCCAATTAGAGATACATATCAAAATACTAAAGAAATAATTGATCAATTATGAAATTTAAATCCGATATTGACATAGATGTGGCTAATAGAGACATAGCACTGTCTAAATTAGAATCTATTCCGGCATCAATTATTAAAAATAATAATCTAATAAAACACAATACCGGGGTTTATTTTCATTCAATTCCACAAGATCCACTGAGTGGTCGTTCAAGTTTAGATTACCAAGAAGCAGAAGACAGAGGTTATATCAAACTAGATATACTAAATGTATCGGTATATCAGATGATTAAATCTGAAGATCACTTATTACAGTTAATGAATCAAGAACCAGAATGGGACAAATTATATGATGAGAGTTATTTTTCCAAACTTATACATGTCAATGGACATTATGATACTCTTATTAAAATGCCCGAAGCAGTATCCAGCATACCAAGACTAGCAATGTTTTTAAGTATCATTCGTCCGGCTAAGAGATATTTAATTGGGCGCCCATGGGCAGAAGTAGCTAAAACTATTTGGGTTAAACCTGAGGATGGTAACTACTATTTTAAAAAATCGCATGCGATAGCATATGCAAACTTAGTAGTAGTTAACATGAACCTACTTACCCAAGTTTTCGAACAAGAGTAATAGATCTACGTTTGCTGCGTTTTGCAGCTATTTCTCTTAGACTTACATGTGGGCCATATTTGATATTCACGTCTTTGCTATTCATTGTTTTTATTACAGATCTAAACTGTACCCAATCTTCTTTTAAAAACACGTTAATAGGTATTAACCTATTACTTTCCCACCACCAAGTCTCGGCTAGTTCTAAAAATTGTCGTTTTTGATCAACAGTTTTTAGTGCGCCGTAGTCGTAAATTGTGGTAATTACTTCATCAAGATTCTGTATTACACCTATATATTCGTTACCGCCATATACAAGGTACGTTAAAAACGGATAAAGTGACAATAATTCTTCGTAATTAGGTTCAACCATTTATTCAATAAATACAAGATAATGCAAATTCTAGCTTATTTATATCCAAATACAGTCACGGTCCAATTATGGGATCAAAGTATTTTCACACCAAGGAACAGAGTCGTGTACAGTCGCCCTATTAAAATCTATCAAGGTATAGACAACACATTACAAGTTGTTGCTCTTAACCAAGACCAAAAACCAGTTGATCTAACTGGATACAGTTTAGAAGCAGAAATTCAAGACCCACTCAATGAAGTGACTGCATACAGTTATGCGGTTACTTTTACTGATCAGGCAAAAGGACGCGGTACATTTACTGTTCAGCAGGCTGATGTAAATAGCCTAGATCAAAGATTTTACAAACTGACACTAAAAGCAGTAGAAACTGCCACAGGCAACGAGCGTGTGGTTTATGTAGATGCCAATTGGACAGCACCTTTGGATTTACAAGTGCTGCCTGCTTACTATGCTGATACAAGCCCAGCACCTACCTTGAATGAGATTGTTATTGACAGTGGAAACTTGCCATGACAGCTAACGTAAATGTAACCAAGGTTTTATTTAAAAGAGGAAATACTGCACAAAATGCAGCCTACACCGGCATCAATGGTGAAATTACTGTAGACACACAGACCAAAACGCTGCGTGTACACGATGGTGTTACAACAGGTGGTAATATTGTTACCGCAGGTGCTATGGCATCATATATTCCCACAGATCCCACTATTACAAGTATACAAGCAAATATTACCGCCGCCAATGCTGCTATAAGTGCTATCACAGGAATAGATACCAGTTTGTTAGCCAATGCTGCCACACAACAAACACAAATCAATTTAATTAATGCCAATGTGGCAGCAGCAAATGCATTAATACCAAATTTATTAGCAGTATCGGGTAATATAATACCTGGTGCCAATGTTACATACAGCCTGGGCAGTGAACAGTTCCAATGGCGAGACCTATGGGTTTCGAACAACACTATCTACATTGGTGGTACACCCGTTCGTGTGGACGGTGGAACACTGTTGGTCAACAATGCTCCTGTGAGTGGCGGTGCCTATGGAAACACACAGATAGCAGACTATCTGCTGGGCAACATCAGCACAGGTAATATCACTGCTGCTGCCAATGTTATGGTTATTGGCACAGGTGATGCCAAGTTGACCTTGGACAGTTTTAATCAGGCAGCACTGTTACAGGCCAAAAAAACATTTAATAGATCTTTTGGCGCAGGTGAGGGCGCCAGTTTTGTGTACAGCAATGTGGCCGGTAC